TGCCGAGCTGGGATATATCAGCATTACAGAGTTAAAGGACTTATTAAGTAAGTACACCAGCAGGCCTTCAATATTAACTATTAAATACATGGTGGAGAGAGATTTGCATTGGTCTAAATGCACCATAGAAGACGTTAAGAAGAGGTTTAACTAATGAATACCTATAAAACATCTTGTCTGTTAATAGACAAGCTTAATGAACTAGATAAAAAATATCTAGTTAAGGCAATAGTTAGTTATTTAAACCATGCACAACGGGAAGAAATCCTGGACGATTTAAAAAGGGAGGTATTTTAAATGATTAATACATTTACTTTTCATCATGACGGAGGTCATGGATACCTGGAGGTTTCTTATGACCTCCTTAAATACTTAGGAATTGATCAACATGTATCTGGTTATTCTTACTTGCATGATAAGCGGGTTTATTTAGAGGAAGACATGGACGCTAGTCTGTTTATTTATGCTTATGAGGCAATAGAGAAACAGAAACCGCACCTTATCAACAGATACTGGGACGATTTAGCACCATGTAGGAATTACGATAGATACCCTTCAACAAGTACGGAAAGCTTTAACGAAACAATGCAATTAATTAACCATTACAAAATGCTTTGTAAACGTGTTAGAGCTGACGTAAATGAAAAAGCCAGGGCAACTAATTGAATCTAGCCTGGAAGGTCTTCGGGCCTTCCCTGCTGGACTCTCCAGCAATTAACAACCACGACCAGGAGCAAAACAAATGGAAGCACAACAACACCTACGAGAGGCAATAGTGCAAACAAAGCAAACTGCTTTTATTGATCCGCAAACCGCACCAAGATCAAAAGCGATCGCAAAACTTGCCGCTAATTACATTAAATGGAATTGTGATGAGGCTTATGAAATAGCTTACGGAATTTTGGAAGATTGCAACTTACATGAAATAGCCAGCGATCTTAAAAGATCTTGGGATACATGGGCAGAAGTAGAAGAGGTTAAATTATGAAGCCAAACAACGCAAGAGACAAAGAAAGCGGCATTTTAATAAGCCGCTACCAGGAAGAAGGATACAACACCAGGGCCGAATATTTAAACGGCCTTCGGGAAGATTATGGCCCAGAGATATTTGACGCTGTTTCGTCAGTAATGCCACCTTCTGAGGACTTCGACGGCCTTATAACAGAATTGGAAGACTATGAGGCAACTATGGACACCGCCAGAGCTATAGAGAGGTGTTTATCATGAGCCGTATTACCATAAGCTTTAATACTGATAATGCAGCTTTTAGAGAAAACCCTGACGAAGTGCAAAGGATATTAAAGCGTATTGGCGAAAGTATTGACCACAATACACCCGACCAAATTACATTACTAGACCTAAACGGCAATAATGTCGGTTTATGTGTAGTAAGTGATGACGATTGAAGCCAGCCCAGGAGGTTTTATACCTCCTCTGCTGTACTCATACAGCATCAAACCACGACCCAAAGGAGTTAAATCAATGCCTAGTTTTGAATTTGTTCAATTTAATAGCGATGGCACTACAGACCGTAAAGAAATTGACATCAACAAGTTAAATTCTGCGGAAGATGTAGCCAAAGAAGCAAAAGGCTTTTTTACAAAAAACAAAAAAGGTAAAAAAGTATATGTAAGCACCAGGGAAGACAAGCTTGCAAGCCTAAAAGTTTACGAGCCGAGAAGCCAGGAGGAAAACAATTAAAAGAAAAATGCTTGGAGCTGCCCTTATATTTGTGGGCGGCTCAATTTCTTTACCAGCTTTAATATATTTATTGGTCGGATTTGCCGAGCCTGTATTTGTTTTGATAGTTGGAGTAATTATTATTTATTCAATTTTTAAAAATGATTAAAGAGCAATACAAGACTTTCGCAAGATTGTTGACTATGCTCCGACAAAACAGCACCGACAGAAGCCGCATAGGTTTATTATCTGTCGAGTGCTTTTTATATGTCGCCCAGGAGTCACAAACAATAGCAGAACTAGCAAAAAAAACTGGAGCAAGCCCAGCAACAGTAAATAAAGCAATTTACCCTTTTGTTCCGAAATTAAATAAAGCAGGCGAACTAATCCAGCCACGAATACCATTATTGAAGCGTAAAAAGCAGGGCAACTTAAGATCTAAGCTTATAATGCTTTCAAAAACAGGTATAGAGGTGTTACAACTCATCAGGAGTGAAGAGTAAACATAAAGTTATATAACAATGGTTACAAATTGCTTATTGAAAACCATTCTCAATGATGTGTCAATCGTCACATGTGTAAAGCAATTTTGCAAACCCCATGATATAACTAATGCTATAACTATATACGATAATGAAACTACACTATGATCCTACCTTAATTTTATCTATTATTATTCCAGACTTTAGTTATGGAATACATTTTCGCGTCTATAGAACTCGCCAAAAACGTAATTTTGGGTTATCGTTCTTTATATCGAAAGAAACACGACCAACCCCAAAACAATATTCATGGATCTACGTCAACTGGCGGCAGCTCTTGATATTTTAGGTTCATTAGATCCTGGAGTATTACCTCTGCATCACACACAAGTATTTTTATTTATTTCTAGTAAAGATTCTTGTACTTACAGAGAAATAGAACAAAGATTTAATTTGTCTAATGCTGCTGTAAGTCGTATATGCAATGCCCTTAGTTCAAGTGCAAGACATAGAGACAACAGTTTAGGCTTAGTAGAGATTTATATAGACCCAAAAGAAGGCAGAAGGTACAGAGTAAGACTTTCCAAAAAAGGTAAGTCAATGCAACAAAACCTAGCCAACATAAATTAACCACCCATTACCACGACCAAATTATGTCTATTAGAAAAAACCCTCACAAAAAGGGTTGGATTGCTGACTTTAAAATTAATGGCAGAAGAATCCAATTAAAAGCGGCTACTAAAGAGTTAGTAATACAAAAGCAGGCAGAGGCATACAAAAATGCAGACAGTTTGCAGCCTGCAAGACGTAGATCAGGGGATATGTTTACGTTATCCCAGGCATTTGACCTTAGTTACAACCTTAGATGGAAACACAAGGCATGTGGATACAATGCTGAAAACTATGGCATGCAAGTATTAAAATTTTTTGGTGCTCATCACCCTGTCGCATGGATACAAGCAAAAGATATACATAGCATGCGAGAGCATTTTCTTAACTTAGGAAATAAGCCTGGAACAGTTAATTGGAAGGCAAGTACATTGCGTTGCATGATAGTAGATAGTCATGAAATGGGATATATAAAAGAATTGCCTAATTTTCCAAAAAGATTGCCTATGAACAATACAAAAGAAAGAGTATTTAGCAGGGAAGAGGAACAATTATTTGTAAATTATTTTTATTCAATACATAAACCAAAATTAGCTCATAAATTTGTATTCTTAATAGAGCAAGGTTGTAGGTATTCAGAAGCAGAACGCATGATGGGCAGAGAAGTAGATATTTATAAAAAAAGAGTGTTATATCCTAAAACAAAAAATGCAGCCGCCAGGACAGTGCCGCTAACAAATGCTGCATTAAATGCTATTGCTCCTTACATGCCAACCATAAGTACGGCAAAAGTATGGGGAATGAAATACAAAGAATGGCAGCATCAGTTTGACATGGCTAAAAATGCAGTTGGATTATCTAACGATAAATTGTTAACAACACATTGCACCAGGCATACATGTGCCACAAGATTAACAGCTCAAGGAGTAAGTTTAATCCAGGTGATGCAATGGGGCGGTTGGAAATCATTGCAGGCAGTTCAACGATATGCTCATGTTGACATAACACAATTAACAACTGTTGCTGAAAAGATGAATAATATTCAATGTGGACTAATGTTAGGTGAGAATAAGTTGCACATAACTGATGCAACCGACATGCAACTTTAAGCAAATGCCTAGTCTAGGAGTGAATCTTGATCACATTGCCAAAGTGATCTATACCTGATTACAAGGCCGTAGAGTAAATAAAAACAAGTCAGTAACAGTAATCTTTACTTGCATTACAGATCCGTATAGCTCACAATATGGAGGACTCACATAAGTTGCAAATTGCAAAAGATGTGCAACCAGTTAAAAGCCCTAAAAACTGAGCAAGTTGCAAGACAAAACAAGGCAAAAGAGAGATCAAAACAATCTCATCAAGCATCACAACGCAAGCTAAAAGAGCATGGCAAAGAGTCAGCTTTACTTTATGGACAAAAATTATATGCTGTTTGTTTAGATGCTTTAGCAGAAGAATTAGATAAAACTTTTGAAGATTATGTATTGAATCCTGACAAGGCAAGGGTAAACGGAGCTGCTATACCATTTTTTGATAACTTTGCTGGTACGCACCATATTGCAGCAGTTGCTTTAGTGGCAACCATAGACCAGTTAAGTAGAAAAGCCAGGATAGCTACGTTCTGTCAAAACCTAGGTAAAGCAATAGAAGACGAACAAAGATTAGTTAGGTTAAACAAGAAAAGTTCAACAGAATTTAGACATTTAATAAGGCAAGGGCATAGCAGAAGACGTATAGCAACAAAAGATATGATGCGAAAACTTAACTGCCCAATACCTTTATGGAATGATATGACTCGGTTAGATGTAGGCCGTTTTTTATTGGATCATATAGTGCCTGCTACAGGTATTGTGAGCGTGATAAAAAGACGTATTGGTAAAACTACACCTAGGTTTGTTGTACCTACACAAGAAGCAGAACAACTAATCAGAGACTGCCCTGCTAGTGCCTATCGTGGTGTGCATACTGCTATGGTTTGTCCTCCTAATCCCTGGAATGGCCTATATGGTGGCGGCATGATAAACAACCAGGAATGTTTGATAAGAGTACCAATACAAGACCATGAAGAAAAGCATACAACTGCAATAAGTCATTATAAAACTGCAAATTTATTGAAAGTTTTGACCGCAGTTAATTACCTCCAGGAGACACCATTGCGAGTTGATGGAGAAATGGTAGAGCTGCAACGTATCGCATGGGAAAATGGCATAGATGGCTTGTTTCCATGTGCCAGAGCACCTATGGAATTACCTGAAAGATTAGGAGATAAACCTACAGCAGAAGATTTAAAGATAAGAAATAGATATGCTGCAATGGCACATAGAGACAGAGAGCAAAATAGACCAAGAAGAGTAAGAATAGAAAGAAGTTTGCAAATGGCAGAAGAATTAAAAGGTAGAACTATTTGGCAAAGTTACCATGCAGATCATCGAGGTAGGTTATATACAGGCAATAAATATGTAACAACACAAGGCCCAGACACAGAGAAAGCATTATTAAATTTTAATTCAAAAACACCTGTAGATAATACAGCTATAGATTGGCTTTTGAAGGCAGCAGCAGGGCATTATGGCTTGTCTAAGAAGACATGGGAAGAAAGATTATTATGGGGAAATCGTAACATTGAAAAAATAAAAGCAACAGCAGCAGATCCCCTTAAAAACCTAGACCTGTGGCGGGATGCGGACGATCCCTGGCAATTCTTACAACTTTGCAGGGGTGTAGCAGACGCAATAAAACATAGGAAATCTGATGTACCAGTAAGGTTTGATCAAACTACCTCTGGATGTGGAATACTCTCCGCACTTGTAAGGGATAAACATGTAGGTAGATTATGTAATTTATATGGTGACAAACCTTTTGATTTATATACACAAGTAGCAGAACAAGTTACTTATAGGCTTACTCAGGATTTGCAATTTGGTGACGAAAAAGAAAAAGCATTAGCTGAATTATGGCTTGGTAGAGGTATAGACAGAAAACTAACTAAAGGCCCAATACTAGCTAGTCCTTATGGTGGTTCATTTATGAGTTTGTGTGACTCATTAGTAGAAGCATTAGACGAACATTTAAATTATGTACCTTTAGAAGAGTTTGCATTAAGAGTTGCAATGCCATCAAAATATTTAGCAAAACATATATGGGCAGAATTAAAAAAGGAAATTAGTAGTTGTATTGCAGTAAAAAAATGGTTAATGAAAGTATGCAGAATGTCACTTTCACAAGGTAGGCCATTAGTATGGACAACACCTTCTGGCTGGCCTATGAAAGTGGCAGATAGAGAACCTACAACAAGAACAGTAAGGACATTTTTATTTGGTAAAAGATTAAATGTTAACCTCCAGGATCAGCCAAAAAATGCACCGCTATCAGCGACACAAGCCAATAAAAGTATTGGAGCTAACTTTGCTCACTCATTAGATAGTGCATATTTAGTATCGCTACTTAACACATGTGAAGATCAAAGTGTACCTGTATTAGTAAATCATGATTGTTTTGCCACTTATGCTTTATGCGCTAATGATTTGCATAAAACATTACATACTACCATGCACGACATGTACCAAAAAGATTTATTAAAGCAGTGCTGGATTGAAATGTGCTGCCATAGTGGTATTAATTTTCCCGAACCTCCGCATATAAATACATTAGATGCAAACACTATAGGTAGCAATCCATATCTATTTTCTTAAAATCTAAATATAGCGTTTTATTAATATTTGCATATATGTAAAACTCTGCATATAGTATGTAAAGCGATAACGTCTTATTTTATGAATACATTATTACAGACACCACTACTAGAAGTGCAATGGTGCAAGCTCTTGGGCGAACCAGAAACAAATAGATTTGAGCCAAACAAGCCTCCTGTATGGAGTGTCGAAGCTATTTTGGATACAAAAAACCAGCAACATGCTGAATGGTTATTAAAGCAAGAAGATGAATTTTCTAAGCAGCATGGCATAAATGCAAAAATATCAGCTAATTCTTTGCCAAAAAAAGAAGATGGCATGCTTACACTTTGGACATTTAAATTAAAAAGGTTTACTAGAAAGCGTGATGGTGGATTTACTTCAGGCCCATTAGTTGTAGATAGCCATAACAATTTATGGAATCATGATTTTCTTATAGGTAATGGGTCAAAAATGATTATTGCTTATGAAATATATCCCTGGAAAGGCCCTACAGGAGTAGGTCTTGCATATCAACCAAGACAAGCACAGGTTGTTTCTCACATTGCCTACGAAAGGTCAGCCGATCCTGTATTTGAAAAAGTACAAGGTGGTTATGTTAACGAGGAAGCAGAGCAAAATACTCCTGTGTTTAATGAAGCAGGCTGAATTTTATTTGCACATAAGACCAAGATCAAAAGCTAGGCCCAGGTCGTTTATGGGTCAAGTCAGACCATATATGGACAAAGCATATATGCAATGGAAAAAAGATTTATGGTCTATGGCTTCCGAATACTGGACAGATGAACCTCTAAGTCATTGCCAAAACTTTGAAGTAATTTTTTACACTGCTGCAAGAGGAGACATTGATAATTTACTTGGTGGATTATTTGATGCTCTAACTAGCACTAAAGACGAAAAAAGATTATTTGTTGATGACAACGTAAAAGTTATTGGAGAAGTTCATTGTTACTGGAAACACGAACCAAAAGCAAACAAAGCAAATGTTTGGTTTCGTATTACTTATGACAAAACAAAATGAATTGCCCTCACTGTGATTTTACAAGGACGGAAATTTACCGTACCGATACCAGGACAGAAGGTTCTACTCCTTATGTCATTAGAAGAAGGATATGTGATAACTGCAAAACAAAATTTACCACTTACGAATGTGCAGATGTAAAAACCCTGGCACAAAAAATAACAAAAACAGCAGCACTTATGAAAGCTTTATCTGAAATGAAACATGCAGTGGGGGTAGATGAGTGAATCTAAATTTATTCGTCATGAGCCTTGCGAGTGTGGGAGTAGTGATGGCAGGGCGGTTTATACAGACCACAAATTCTGCTTTGCATGCAACACGTTGTTCAAGGAGAAAACAGAAACCACCCGACAGACGTATATTCCTCCAGTAGCAGTGTCAGTATTTAAAACTTGGGATAACGATACTTACAGAGGTATTCCAAAAAAAGTGCTGGAGCAGTACGGAATTTTAAAAACAGAAACAGGAGTTGTCTTTCAATACAGAGACAAATCAGGAAAACCAATAGCCCAAAAAATAAGGGTTTTATCGAATGAATAAAAATGACAGAATCAGTTGGACAGGAAAACCGAAAGAAGTCGCAGGGTTTGGTTCACATCTCGCAAATCCTAAGCACCATGATGGAATCGCTATATGCGAAGGAGAGTTTGACGCACCATCAATCACCTACTCAACAAACGGAAAAGTGATTGGAATATCAGTACCTAATGGGGCACAATCAGCAGCAAATTTTGTAAAAAAACATTTGGATTATTTTAATCCTTTTAAAACTATTTACATTGCTACTGACATGGATGAACCAGGAGAAGAAGCTGCTAATTCTATTGTCGAATTATTTCAACCTGGGCAAGTAAGAAGAGTTGTATTTCCATTAAAGGATGCAAATGAAACACTTGTAGAACTAGGCAGCATGGCTGTAAAAGAAGCCATTTTTGCTGCTAAAGAATTAAGACCTGATGGAATTAAATCTGCTAGTGCATACGCAGGCATCACAATAAAACCACCCAATAGAACTGCTACTGACTGCGGGTTTGCTACATGGAATCGCATGACACCTTTTTACGACAATCAATTAGTTGTATTAATTGCAGGGTCAGGAATTGGCAAGACTACATTTGCCAGGGCTTTAGCTTTGCATGACATGGAAAAAGGTATTAAGTGCGGGTGGATTGGCCTGGAGGAAACAGCAGAGGAAGCAATTTTTAGGTTTGTTGGCATGGCTGCTGGTATGCAACTACATGCAAGGCAAAACTATGCTGGCTTTACTGATGACCAGTTAAAGAATATTGCGGATGCAGACAGCTTTGTAACTAAAGGCGGCATGTTAGAACTGTTTGATCATTTTGGTTCGCTTGATGAAAACATAATTCTTCAAAGAATGAATTACATGGTCAGGTCATTAGGTTGTAAACATATCTACTTGGATCATCTAACAATTATTGGTTCTGGTTTAGCTATGGATACCAGGCATTTAGATTCTTTAATTACAAAAATTCGCAGTTTTATTGCTGCTACAAAATGCACTGTATTTGCTATCTCGCATTTAAATAGATCATCTTCCCAGGTAAAAAACATGGAAGATGGCGGCATCCCTGAATTGCATGACATAAGGGGATCGCACTCTGTTGTTCAGCTTGCAGACACAATTTGGGCGTTAGGTAGGTCGAGAGGTACAAATCTTACTCATAGTTACTGTCTAAAAAATCGAATGTTAGGCAGATGCGGTTACGCTGGCTCGTTTGAATTTCACGAAGAAAATCAATTTTTAGATCAAAAATGGATAGAACCATCATGAAAAATAAAGCTTATATAGACGTTGAATTATTTACTTACCGTCATGCTTGTGCCAATGAATATGAGTACGAGTTATATGACGGCATTTGGTCTTATTACTGTCAAATTAATGATGCAAAATTCGGAGTCGATGCCGAGATACAAAGGCTCGACAAACTATTACCTGACTACGAAATGGTCATGGCCCTGGGTTCAAGCACGAACTTCCGCTATTCTATCGAACCCTCCTACAAATCAAACCGTAGGAAATATAGAAGACCCGCTGGGTATGCCAAGTTACGAGAATGGATTTCTGAAACGTGGCCCATCGTCACCTTTCAAAACTTAGAAGCAGATGACGCAATAGGTGTATCTGTAAGAAAAAACGATGTCATTGTTAGTGGAGACAAAGATCTTAAAACTATTCCAGGACTTCATTTAATAGATGACAATATTGTAAGAGTCACAGAAAGAGAAGCAGATATGCACTTTTATAAACAAATATTAGTTGGAGATAGAGCTGATAATTTTTTTGGTTGCCCTGGTATTGGTGATCAAAATAAATTATTTAAATCAGAAGAATGGTTAAATGCAAAAAGTACTTTTGATCTTTGGAAGATAGTTAAAAGAGAGTATGACAAAGCAGAAAGAAAAGATCCAGGTAATGTACCTGATCCCTGGGCTACTGGTAGATTGGCAAGAATATTAAGACAGCATGAATACTTTAGTGGAGACATAGTTTATTGGCAGCCTCCTACGTTTGATATGGTTTGGGATGCTTTTGTATGACATTTAAAGAAGAGCAACGCAAAGCAGCATTAAAACGTATTGCTGAATTAAAACTTTTAATAAAGTACTGGTCTAAAAAATTAAATAAGTAATTTATCTTCAATAATTGCTACAAGCTGGTCATCAATTTTATTTGTACTTTGCTTGGCTAGTGCCCTAAGAATATCAAGCACTAATTTTTTTATCGCTTTTGATTTTATAAAAGCAAAAAGAATTGGTCGTAGGATTGCAAGCATAATTTGTATTGCATATATTATAAGTATAGTTACACATGTGCAATGCAACTATGGCAGAACAAAAAGAGCAATTAAAAGATCAAAAAAAAAGTGTATGGTTTAAGTTGCAAGAAGCTGTACCTTGCAGAGAGGAGCAATTTGAACTGGTATCGCTTGGGGTTAGGCTGATTTTGTTGACCTGGGCTACAGCGATGTTAAGCCTTTCATACTTAGATTTAAGCAAGCTAGGCATACCACAGCAGAAGATAGATCCGACTTTCATTGCTTCGGTATTTGTAGGACTTGCTAGTAGTTTTGGAGCTTCTATTACACAGAAAGGTGGTGAAAAAGGTAAGAATGGTACTAATGTAAAAGCTGAGTTACAGGAAGTGTTAGGTAAGACACAACTGGTTCGGATAGATACCCCTATAAAATTAATAGTAGATCCTGATAATACAAGAAAATGAAAAAATTATTACTACTATCTTTCTTTTTGTTTAGCCCTGTATATGCCAATGGAGTGCCCTCCTGGACTACTGGCTCAAGTAACAGAACCGAGAATACTACTCAGACAATAACCCGCAGCGTTGTTACAGAAAAATATGGGGCGGCAATTAACACATGGGAAGCTTCCAACATAGAAGTAACGTCAGCTAGTTCTGGTGGCATAGCTCATGCAGACGCAGTTTTTACACCAAAAACCGCAACTGATAATTGGTCTTTATCTGTTACTACTAGAGCAGCAAGCCAAATGACTGAAAAGATTACACAGAATGATTCAATCACGACTACAAGCGTTATTACTAGCTTGTCTGTGTTTAGCCAGTAACCAGGTTAAAGCTGAAGGCGATACCAACGTACAGGCTCAACCTAATGCTGTAGGAAATTCATCAATAATTAATCAAAATATGAATATAAATAATGGAATGACAGGTAAACAGCAGTTTGGAAACTTAGTTTGCAGTCAACCTACTATGGCTGTAACTCCTTTCTATACAGGTAATGATGCTCAAGGCGAAGAGACATATAGTATCAATGAAGGGTGGGGTGTACAAATGTCTTTTATGATCCCATTGGGAGATAATAAAACTTGTAACGAGCTATCCAAAGTAAAGCTAAAGTTAGCCAAAGAAGAATTATCAAAGCAAGTGCATGATAAGCAATTAGTGAGAGTTTTAAAGTGTTCACAACTCCACGCTGCTGGCTATATGATTAATCCTAAATCGGAATTTGCTTATATCTGCAATGACGTAATAAACATTAGGACTTATGTTCAGAGGAATCCTGATCTTTTTTCTGAAAATTAGCCACTTCTTTTTTAAGTACTTTTTTAAATATTTTGGTAAATATTTTTTTTAATTGTGTAACTACAGATTGAAGAACTATTGATCCCGCAACCGCTGCTGTTGCACTGACGCTTGATGCTATTACACTTGACGCAATTACCTCTGGGGAAGGTATTGGCATTTCGCCAAAGAAAGGTAAATTAAATGTAGCTACATCATCTACACTTGTGTAAAGTTCTTTGGTTTTTGGCAAGTTGTTCGGTACTTGCTGTTGTTTTCCTGGTTGTACTTCCTCCGTTGAAGATGATGCTTCTTCTTCAGCAGAAGATTCCTGATCTTCCCCAAGTCCCGAACGTACCTGTTCCAGAGAAGGTAGAAGGATTGGATCTAAATATGGGATCTCCGCTACAGGGGGGTAAAAAATTGTTTTAGGTGGAACTAAAATATTAGTCGTATCAGGTAAATTTGGTAATAATATTTCGTCCATCTACCTACAATTTAGATATTAAGATTTTTCTTCTGGTTTTTGTATATAATTTAAAATGGCATTTATTTCAGTAAATCTAGTCTTGCATTGATTCACAATTTCTTGTGCTTGATTATGCTTTTTAACTACTTCTTGCAATTCTGCCTGTAGCTCTTCAGGAGTTTTTTGTGCCATTAATGTTGAGTATTACGTTATCGTAATTATATACCCAAATAATTAATTAACCAGGACTATTTGTTTTATCTGCAATAAGTTTAGCTTTCCACGCATCTTTTATAGCTTGAGTCCAGGCAGCAGTACAAATAGCGGATACTTCTGCTGGTTCTGCTGATATGTCAGTATCAACTAAGTTATCTGAATCATCTAACGTACCAGCTTGCAGTACATATCTTTCAAAAGATCTTGTAAGTTCTGTGCCATCTTTTTTAATGACTGTCGCTTTGCGGACTTGCACCGCTTTATATTGACCGACAACTTCTATCTTGTCGTATTCGATTGATTCAGATAATGCCATTAGGATTAATCTCCGATTAAAACAGGTTTAGGCTTAGTTTTAAGACGTAGCTTCGGTCTATGCGTCTGTATAATAAGTTGTTGAGAAAATAAGTTCGTGGTTTACTGCTTCAGTACCAATAACACCGTTCCAATTTTGACCATTAGTTCTAGTGTAATAAAAATGTATACGAGTAGTGTTTGAACTTATATGACCATGCAGTTCTGGCTCTTGTGATCCACCTTCGTCAAAACCATTGTGCATAATGGAAAACGAAGTTTGACTATGTGATCCAGAAGTAAAAGGTAATCCTCCAACACGTAAAATATCACTATTACCAGATCCCCCAGCAGTAAATCTAGCAGTTATTTGAACCATTCTTCCTATTCTTGTATATCTACAAGTTATGTAATTTATTTGACTTACACCTAGAAGAGCAGTTGGAGTCCAACTTCCCTCTTCATAGAAATCTAACGCATTTGCTCCTGCGGTGTCTCCGTTAAAAGTTAAACCTCCACCATTAAGCATCCTCATACGTTCAGTAAACGTACCAGAATTATCTCTACCAAATAGTAAATCTGTATTATTTACTGAAATTACACCATTATTACTTGAATTATTTCCAAGAGCTACAGCAAAAGTATCAGAATTTGGCCTATTACACGCAATAACTGCATGACTTGCAACTGCTTGTCTAACTTCGAGTTTTTGTCCTGGGTTGACTGTGCCGATACCTACATTTTGATTACTAGATATATGTACAGCGTCCCCACCATTAGTTCTTATCCTCAGAATAGCATCATTATTATTATTAAAGGAATCAATAAAGTTATAACTTATACCAATAGCTGCCGTTTGATTATTAGCACTAAACACAGCAGCAAAATCATTAGAGGTATTAGAATCTGATCTAACTTCCAGCATTGGCGACTTACTTAAAGACAATGTTGATGTATTCATCATCACTCTTCCAAAATTATCTATTCTTAAACGTTCACTTGCACCAGTTATATTGCCACTTCCATCAGCAGTAAGTTGATCAATTCTAAAATGACCATTGTTTCCAGGTGGATACTGAACTGAAAACGCGTCATTAACAACTAAAGCTAATCTCGTTTTTTCAACATCACTATCTTTAAAAGAGAATATAGCACCGCTATCACCATTTAAAGTAATACCTCCATAACCACTATTATTTACAGGACTTATTGTCCCGATACCTACGTTTTCAGACGAATCTATAATTACACTTGACTCAGCATTTAAAGTATTAGAAGTGCCAGAACCAGTAATAAGTCTGTTATCTGCGTTGTTGTTTATTATTGTCTGTACTCCACTAGCTAGCTTTCCTGCGGTCACAGCTTGATTTGCTATGGCATTAGTATCAACTGCGTTGTTTGCCAGTTCACTTGCACCAACTGAGTTTGCTGGTAGTTTACTTGCGTCTATGGCATCATTTTTGACACCATCTTTTGATACTTGTGTTAATCCCATAGTTAGCTAGTGTAAAGGCTTAGTTTATAGACGTAGCTTCGG